CACTAACTCCATATACAATAACTAATAGGAGAGCAATTATGATTAAGTTTTTAATCATTATTTTACCTTCCATTCTCCGTACTCATTTAAACACACTTTTCCGTACGATTTAAAAGCGTGATTTTTACGACTATAATATCTACAATACTCTGGTGTATAGACATCTTTGTAGTAAAACTGGGCAAAAAGTTCCCAATAAGAAGGTGTATCTGGTGTACCACTTCTTCCATCGGAACAATATAATTTTTCTTCTTTACTAATATCGCCATTAGCTTTTTGTTTTATAATAACTTTAACATAACAAAATTGTTCAGTATCATTTTTAGTTACTGGTTTTACATTATCATATAATATCTTTTGAGAACCATCTACAACTTTAGTACTACGTTGTATAGTTCCATCTGGATTATGCCACTCTATTTCCATTACTTCAGGTTTTTTCTCAAATGCTTTCTTATTTAAATCACAATCTACACAACCCCAAGCCATTTCCATACATAACAATACTGTTATCATAATTAACGTTGCATACATATAAATTTTATAATTTTTTGGATCCATATTAATTCACTCCTACTGGTTTCTCAATCCATCTACCGTCTGGCAACTGACAAGCAGTTCCAAATACTACTTCTCTATTAACATTACCAATTCCAATTAACGGCCATTGACTTGTTATATCTACTGTATGGTCATAATCTTTACATTTAAGTGGACCTACCATATAAGATTTTGTTATGTGTATAATTCCATTATTACCTGTATCTGCATTATACCAATTTGTATAAGATGAACCGTGTCCACTTGTATTTAAATGGTCTACAAATACTGCATTATGGACATCTTTATCACTCTTATATAAAATTTCTGCACCTGCAAAGGCGGCACCTACAGCACACGTAGCAATTAAGTAAGGATTATCTCCTATGTACTCTAAACATACTGCTGTTCCTGTTCCTGCACCTAACACGGCACCTGTATGTGACCTGTTAGCACAATTAGTTAGTAATAAACTAACTAGTAAAATCCATATTATTCTTGCGTATCTCATTACAAATTTTCTGACTATTAACACTTTTAACAATGTAATAATCTTCGTTATTATCAATTACATAATTATTAAAACCCTTTTCCTGCCAGAGTGTATGTGCTCTAGCAGTAATAGGTCTGAATAAATGTGTTCCATCATTGGCACTTGTACAAACAAAATCACCAATCATTATTCACTTTCCTTTTTGAATAACATATTCCAAGGCCATTGATTTTTTGCCTTGTTCCAATTAGCTTTTTGGAATTCAATTGTCTTTGCTTTCTCACTAGCAATCCAATTTGTTATAGCATTAACTTTATCATTAACAACTGTATTTGCATTTGCATTAGTTGTTAAAAAGATTAACACTAGTACTGACATCAAAGTTTTCATAATATATCCTCCTTCTTCAATGTAATTTAGGTTTAGTAAATGGTTCAATTCTATCTTTCGATTCATAAACTGAATCCATTATATCATCATAATGCTTTTTAGGCATAGTTGACTTCATTATTTTCAAAGTTTGTCCCAATATTGTCATCATAACCATAACTGGATCGTACTTACTCATCTGACTCATATTCCACTCGTGGAAATTATCAACTACGGTTTGTTGTGGGTCTAATACTTCTTTAAACTTTGGCATATTATCTTTTGTAGTTTCTATTCTTTCTTCTACTTCTATAATACGACTCTTCTCCTCCGTCATCTCCTTCGCCTTCAGAAGTTTCAAAAGCCATTTGTTCTGCATAAGTTCTACCGAACACACTTTTATAGAAATGGTCTCTAGGATTTGGTGAAGAATAAGCGGTTATTAAACTGTCCCACTTAATATCTACATCATACAATCCTGGGTCTTTCTCATTTAATTCTTTGTGGTCTTTACAAAACTGCAATCTGTTTGTATGGATATCGTTCTCTTTTTCTTCTATTGTTTTCTTGTCTGATAGTTCAATGTCTTTTTGTTTTGCTACATCAAACTCTTTATAGATGTTCTCTTTATTGTATATTGGTGTACTCATTATATAAGTTCCTTTCTCAATTGTATTAATATTAACATAAACCCTTGGAAATGTCAATCCTTAAAATAACCCCTATTTTACTCACTTTTTTGCATTTCCAACGCTCTAGCAGGGTCGCTGGTGAGCTTTTCCAACTGCTTTGATAGTCTGCTATAGCGGGATTATTCATCATTTTGTAGATTTAATGCAACATCAATATCTGATTCTGTCTTCTCATTATCAATTAATTGGTTTAACATATCAATTGCTGTATCTTTATTACCGTTCTCAACGTTCTCTTTAATAGAGATTAATACATCTGCTGTATTATCAAATCCGTTGATTGTTTGATTTTCTGTTAATAATGTCATATACTTTTTTCCTCCTATTCTTTGTGTTAAATCGTTTCTTAATATATGCTGTCTTACTTTCTCTCTTCTTTCTGGATCACTTAAATACTCAACTGGTTTCCAATCTTTACCGTAAATGGTTATATTCATATCATCTACATCATAATAGAATATCAGTTTATCGTATATAATTTTATTACTTACCATTGAAATACATTTGCCATTAATATTAATATTAACATACCTGGAATAACTATACTCAACGGCCAGAATTCTAAAAATTCTCTCCAAGCAGGTGGTTGTTTCATTTGTTTTTTTATATCTCTTTTAATTTCCATAACTAAATTATGTAAAGGTTCTCCTTTTTGAAAATTAGGAAAATCTAAATCACTCAACATTTTCACTTGATTATATGCTGATTGTACAGTTTTCTTTTTTAGTTCTACGTATATTGTTTTATTTTTCATCATATATTTTTATTGTGTTTTGTATTTCTTCCATATTAGGTTCTTCTAAAGTGGATCCGTTTCCGTTTTCTTCACTTGATATCAATAATACAATATAGTGTATTGCTTTATATAAATCCATTTTGTTTTTACCTTCTTTTTTACCGTATCTGCAAAGATATTTTATTGCATTTGATAAACTGAAATCTTTATCTATCTTTAAATGTCTTAATAAATCTTGTACTTGGAATCCTTCTTTAGTAGTAGAATAGTGTTTTGAATATGTTCCTTTAATATAGTCTAAAACTTCGTTTAATATTTTATCTTCATTATATTTCATTAGTCAGTATCTCCTTTACCGTTTATTTTATGTAAATCTCTTAATGATTTTTGAACACTTGTTAATTCTTCTTTTGGTTTATTAGATTTACTTCCAATATAGAAAGCAATACCAAATCCAATTACAGTTAAAAGCATTCCAATAATTCCTAAAAATATTAATGTATGATCCATTATTGTTTCTCTTTTTCTAACACGATTTTTAATTCACCGTCTTTTAAAACATATTTGTTATTTGGATTTAATGCTTCGTGTAAATCATCAAGTGGTTTACTCATACACTCTCCTGTTTCTGGATCAATTGTATCATCTTCTAAAGCATATGTGTCTAACTCAACATCACCGTTTTCTTTGGCGTTTTCTAAACCGTCATAGTCATCATAAACAACTTTTGCAATATACTTGGTTGTATCTGAATCTGTATAATTGGCGTCTGTCATATAAGTTTCAACACCGTTTTTTTCTTCTGTTAACTCTCTATTGATTTTTGCGTGGTCTATTCCGCAATCTGAAAGCAATTTATCTGCTTCATCTTTATCTTTTGCTAATACATCTTGCTCAATGCATAATGTATAGTATGTTTTTTTTCTGTATAGATTTTTACCGATATCATCTTTAAATACAGATATGTCTGTTATATCACTCATTATATATTCTCCGCTATTACTTCGTCAACATTAAATTCATCAATTCCAGTTAGGTTGACGTTATTAACTGCAAGGATTTTGTTTCTAGCAATATCAATACTCATTATATTACTTTTAACTTCTGATAATATTTTATCAACTGCTTTTTCTGCTTCGTCTGTTGCCCATTGTTTTACTTTACTCATTAGTGTAGTCCTTTCGCTTTTTCTATTTTTCTTTTTATTGGGTTTAATTTATATGTTAATTCTGGATTAAAATCTTTTCTAAAAGATTGTCTGTCATATGATTGACCGTAATCATTAAACATATGTTTATCGTTTTCTGCAACATCACCAAATACTTGTTCATAAGTTTTATAGTATTCGTCTTGGTCAATTAATTCAATTCTAGTTGAATTTGCAAAATTTGTTGCTGGGTCTTTATAATTCCAATCACAATGTTTAAGTACTTTCATCTTCATAGATTTTGTATTAAACTTATCTTTGAATTTATAAGGAACGTTTCTGTAGATTGTTTCGTATGCGTAGAAAAAATCGCCTTCGTGTTCGGGATCCATATACTCTCTTAAATAACATACGTTAAAAGTATAGTCTACTTTATTTAATTTAACTTTTTTCAAATTGTTCATAGTGTTTTTTTTCATAGTATACGTATACTATACAGGTTTTTTACTCAAAAGTCAAGTAAAAAAAACACTTATTTTATGCGATTTTTAGAGATATTTGTTCTTGTTTTGTTCTAATTCCACTCTTTTTTGACCCAATCCTGGTCTGAATCGTGTGGTAAAGGTCTACCGTGAAATACTGCAACCTTGGCTTTTTCTTTCTTTTCAAATGTCCATTTACTCTTATCAAATCTAGGGTCTTGTCTGCTGAACCATTTGTATGAAAATGACCATTCGTCTGGCATAACTTTTAGGTATTGACTACCTTTTACTAGTTTTGACATTGCGTTTTGGTCACCTTGTAGTTTCATCAAGTCTGTCTTTTGTTGTAAAAATGGTTTCCATACTAAATCTGTTGCAACTTCATTATTAAATTTCATTATACTAGAATTATACTCTTTTGTCAATATGTTAAAATCGTTTATTACCCCAAATGTCATATCATCACCAAATGTCGCTAACTCATTAATGTTATCTAAAATAACTACATCTAAATCCATATATAAACAAGGACCTTTTAAGTCTGCTTCTTCACTAAACAGTTGCATTTTATTCCACCAACCATCATAGTCGTGAAATCTAAACTTTCTAAACTCTATATCACCTTTTAATATCTTTTGAGGTTTTACGTGGTCTGAAAAACATATAAACTTATGAGGTATGGTTAAATGTCTTTGTACCATATTGTATAGCACTTGTACATAATCTAGTGAATACTTTGTTCCATAATATACACATACAAAATTCATTATACACTATTCCAAGAAATCATTATCCTACTTCCTGACCCTTTAAAAGGATAAACTCCGTGTATTACATTACTCGGCCAAACGAAGTAATCTCCATCTTTTGGACTCCAACTAAACACTTTATTATCTGATACCCAATTTATATTACCTTGTGGTTGTTTCATTTCTGGTATTTTTAAATAAAGACCACCAGATATACCACCAACTCCTTGATGATTATGTAGCATATGGAAATCTCCTTCTTTCATTAAAACTGCCCACAATTCTTTTATACTTCTATTTTTTGATTCATATTCATATGTTATATCATTAATTAAATCAACTACTTTTGCATTATAAGGAACCCTTTTCATTTTTCCATTTTGAATAGTTGCTTTTTGTACCTCTTCTATAAAATCTCCTGGTGTAACACCACCTTCTTCTTCTAACAATGCACAAATATAATCTGTTATAGGAACGTCTTTTCTATTACCTTGCAACATAGAAATGCCTTCTTCTCCAAATGGTTTAATTATCATACATTTTGTTCCTG